CGAAAAATCACTGATCTTGATTATGTTCGACTAAAAGATCAAATCACACTACTCGGTCAATACAAACCTCTTATCATAAACGAGAAAAATGAAGTTCTAGGCGGTAATATGCGCTTGAGAGCTTTTAAAGAATTAGGATTCAAAAAAGTGTGGGTTTCAGTAGTTCATGCAGACACAGAAGAAGCAAAGCTTCAATATGCTTTGAGCGACAATGATCGTGCAGGCTACTATGACAATGACATGCTTGCAAAGTTAGTGAAGCAATATGAGAATTTTGATTTCAGCGCTTATGCAGTCGATATTCACGCCCCTGTCACAATTGACTTGGCTGTCACAGTTCCAAATCTAGGAGAAGAAAATTTTGATAACCAAAGACTTGATGAACAAGATACAAAATCAGTTACATGTCCAAAATGCGGTCATGAATTTGAAGCTTAATTATTGCAGTTTTCAATCAGCAAGATATGCTGTGATGAATTGGCATTATTCAAAGTGCATGCCAGCAGGCAAGCTCGTTAAAATAGGCGTATGGGAAAATGATATTTTCAAAGGTGCGGTGATATTTGGCAGAGGTGCAAACAACAATTTGCCAAAAAGTTTGGGTATGAAAGTCACTGAATGTTGTGAACTTGTGAGAGTTGCACTTGATAAGCATGAGACAGAAACAACAAGAATTGTCGCAATTGCTTTGAAGCTTTTGAAGAAATCAAATCCAGGGTTGAAGATAGTTTTTTCTTATGCTGACCAAACAAATCAAGGTCATAAAGGCATAATATACAGAGCAGGAAATTGGAAGTATCACGGAATTAGAAAGCACAAGGGATATTTTCTCAATACGCGCACAGGTGAATATGAACATCAAAGGTCATTGAACTCGAAATATCACAGAGTGGTCAATTATCCCGACTACTACAGAGAAATGCCGAAAGAAATGTTCTTTGAAAAGCATTTTTTCACTTATGATTTGCGTAAATAATGAAGTGGTATCATGCTTTCTATCCAGAAAGTATCGCGGGTTCGATTCCCAGCTTTACGCTCAAGGGATACAAAATGTATTCAGACTTCTCTACTCCACCGAGAGGGTTGACACTCATTTTGTGCGTAGGTAGTGAGACACATGGTGGAGTAGAGAAGTGGTAGGTTAAATGTTAAAAATGCGTTAAATACGCGTTAATAGTTAACCTATGCAGAATATAAAAAATCTATGCAAAACAAATTAGAAAACATAATAACAGAGATCGATCAGTTGAAAATCATTGAACCGCCGATAGCAGTCGAAAGAATTAGTGATAAAAGACAAGCGTTTCTCGCAGGTCAAATGAATTTGCTTTTGCGTGTAAAATGGATAATTAAGAAAGGACTTGAAGAATTATAAATAATATGGCAGAGAAAAAGACAAAGGGAATTACAGGATTAAAAGGTCAAATGAACATTGTATTCTTTGGTGGATACTTTCATCTAAACATGAAGGGAATTCCTTTTGCATTAAGTAGAAGTGAATTGCAGTTTTTAATTGACATGTCAAATATAATGATTAGAGACTTTGGAGAAGAAGCCAATCAATAATATGCAAGAAGAAAATCAAAACTTACCAACACAGACAGATCAGCCAATTGACACTGATCCGAATGCAGTTGTCGACACTAATGCACAAGTTGTCAACAATGTTGTCAACACTGAACAACCAGTTGTCACTACACCTGACACTACACCTGACACTACATCAAGCGCTACACCCACAGAACCCATGGTTCAAGAAATGGCAAGTACACCGACACTTGAAAAACAAGTTGAAACAAGTGAACTACCTGCAAGAGATGGAAACGGCAGACTTTTGCCAGGGAATACTGCAAATCCAAATGGTCGACCAAGAGGATTGTCAATCACTCAACTTGTAAAAGACGCGCTTGAAGAAATAGCAAATGTGAATGATGAAAAGGGAAATCCTATCACTAACTACACATGGAAAGAGTTATTGATTAAAAAGATTCTTTTGAAAGCTGTTGCAGAGGGTGACAAAGATATGATCAAAGCAATTTGGAACTACATGGACGGAATGCCACTTCAAAACATAAAAGCAGAAGTATCGCAGGGGGAAATCTCACCTGATAAAATGAAAGAGATTGACGAGTTGTTCAATAAAAATGAAATTACCGAGACTGCAACCAATAATTGAAAAATATGGATACGAAACTGCAAGGCAATATTTTGTCGAAAGGTTTAGAAAGCCTGAAGCTATCGTTGAGTATAAGTGTTTATTCCCTGATCATCTCACTAGCGCAAGCGCACCCCTTCATGATGAGATTCTTCAAAAGATTCCTCAAGGTGGGAAGCAAGCTTTCGCAGCCCCAAGAGGTTTTGCAAAATCAACTGTAACAAATATACTCGGACTTTCATGGCTTGCAATATATGGACAGTATCACTTCATTATTCTTATATCAGATACATATACACAGGCAAAAATGCACTTGGGTGGTTTGAAATCTGAACTTGAAACAAATGAAGCGCTGAGATGGTTATATGGTGATTTAGTAGGTAAACAATGGGGAGAAGATCAGATCATTGTTAAAGGACTTCGAGGCAATGTCATGATCATGGCACTTGGTGCAGGTATGAAAATCAGAGGCTTGAAATACAATCAATATCGACCTGAACTTGCTGTCATTGATGATTTGGAGAACTCAGAGCTTGTGTATAGCGCAGAGCGCAGAGATAAGCTTGAGCGTTGGTTCAACTTTGATTTAATCCCTGGACTCGCAAAAGAAAAAAATGTTGTTTATTTGGGCACAATTCTTCACTATCATGCACTGCTGAAAAAAGTTATTGATCGAGTTGGAAAATATGAGAGTTGGAAAACAAAGCTTTTCAAAGCATTAAATAATGGCATAAGCGCATGGAAGTCAAGATATTCAACAGAAGAACTTGTCGCAATGAGGGACGATCCAAGCTCTCCAAATTATGTTGGCTCAATTGTTTTTGCACAGGAGTATCAAAATGAGCCTCAAGATGATCAAGACAGAATAATCAAGCTTGAATGGATAAAAAGCTATAACTACCAAGCAAAGTTGAATTCTATTGAGGGCATGAATGATGTTGTGAGAAAAGATTTGTTTTTGAAGTCACTTGAAAGATATGCAGGCGTTGACCCAGCAATCGGAGAAAAAGAAACAAGCGACAATTTCTCAATGTATGTAATGGGCTTTGACAGATTGACAGGAGAAGAATTACAACTCGATTTGATTCATGGAAAGTTTACCATTGACGAGCAAGTTGAAAGAATAGTAAACTGTTGTATTGAGTGGCGCATTGAAGTGTTAGGAATCGAGACAGTTGCTTATCAAGCAGGTCTGTATCAGTTGGTAAAAAAACAATTGCAAATTAAGGGCATAAATACTCGAATAGTTGCAATCAAAACTGATAAGGATAAAATAAGAAGGGCAAGGATTCACAGCACTGCTTTTGAAGGTGGTTTTGTGAAATTAAGGACAGATCACCCAAAAAGTGATATTATTAGACGAGAGATTGAGGAGTTTCCTTTTGGAGAGCATGATGATTCTTTTGACAGCTTAATGCTAGCAAGAGAAGTCAGAGTGAAGCCAAAATCGAGAGGATTTGTAAAAAAACCGAGTGGGTTCTAAAATATAAATATGACATTAAAACAGATATACGACAAGTTGACAAATGATTCACGCTTCAGTGAATATCAGATATATGAAAAACTTTTTCTTGGTGATCACTTCGGCGCTTTCTCAATAAAATCAGATGACTTCAAGAATGATTATGCAAAGCTTCGATATTTAGTTGCAAACTTTGCGGGGTTAGTTTCAAAGGTTATTACAGACATGCTTTTTGGTGAACCAGTAACAATCAAAGATGACAAGAATCAAGATGTTGTTGACGCAATAGTTTTTGAAAATTCTCTTGATACTTTATTTTATGAACACGCAATGGCAAATTCATATTTTGGAGATAATATATTCAAGATAAGAGTTGAGAACAACAAATTGATCATAGGAGATACACCACCAGCACTATATATCCCTGAACTTGATTCAAGTGATGTCAAAGCAAAACCAAAAAGAATTCATCTTGCATGGATTCACACAGTAAACAAAGATGAACAATATCTTGTTGTTGAGACACACGAACCACCTCTTGTCAAAGTTCAAGTTGGTCAAATCATAAAAGGCGAAGTCACAACGACAACTGTTGAGGCGTTTAATAAAAAAGCAGGTACTTCATATGTTGAAAGTGTTGACACAAAGATCAATCGTTTCTTGATCAAGCATGTTGCAAACTGGAAAACAAGGGGTCATTTCGGCATTTCAGACTTTGTTGATTTGAAACCTTTATTGTTTGCACTTAATAACAGACTAACAAAGAGCGACAATATTCTTGACAAGCATTCTGACCCTATTCTTGCAGTACCTGAAGGGGTTATTGATCAAGAGGGAAATGTCAGAAAAGAAGCTTTCAACATGTTTGAAATGGACGAGAAAGGCAACAAACCTGAATATATAGTTTGGAATGCAAACCTTGAAAGCGCATTCAAAGAAATTGATCAATTAGTTGATTTCTTGTTCATGTTCTCAGAAACATCACCTGACGCTGTAGGCAAAGGCACAAATGGCGCAGCCGAATCGGGTCGTGCATTGAAGATGAGACTTTTGAGAACAATCGCAAAGAGAAATAGAAAGAAGTTGTATTACGATCAAGCTATAAAAGATTTGATATTTACAGCAGAGTTATTGCTTCAAGCAAACCCTGAATTTTTCATCAGTGAAGATTTCAAGACATTAAAAGTCAAAGAAGCAAGATTGCCACAAACAATATGGCAAGACGGAGTTGTCAACGATGAAATTGAAAGAACTGAGACAGTCATTAAAAAGATTGAGGGCGGAATAATGAGCAAGAAACAGGGAATCATGTCTCTTGAGAACATTGAGGCTGACGAAGCTGAGAAAATAATGAAAGAGATAAAAGATGAGGACGCAAGCTTCACAAGTTTTGTCGACAACTCAAACATGGACAAAACAAACAAGGGCGATTCAAAGAATCAGAAAAAAAATGATTCAAAAGAATAGCAATGTATGGCAAAAAATGATTACAATGAAGATCCATTATTGAGTGCCAGTGTCTTGATGAAAGATAAAAGGCTCAATCTTCTTTTGAGTTATTACAAGATAGCCACAAAAAAGCTTACAAGTGAACTTGAAAATGCCACAGACTTCGGCAGATCATACAGAATCAGAACTCTCAAAAGCATTGATGAAATATTAAAAACTCTTGATTCAAAAACTTCAGATTGGTTCAAGAAAGAAGTTGAAGAATATTATAAAACATATGGAGATTATGCAGTTGATAAAATCAAAGGCGACGGCTTCCCTGTTGCTTCGAGTTTTAATGTAGTTGATCAGAAAGCTATTCAAGCACTAACAGATGAGATAATGACTTATTACAGAGACGCATATTCAGGCGTAAAAAGAAGCGCAATGAGAATGCTGAATGAGGCTGCTCGATCTCAAGTTCAAACTTTACTTGCAACAGGTAGAATCTCAGGAGAAGATCGCAGAACAATCAGCGACAGAATTGCAGGATATTTGAAGCAGGGGTTCACGGCGCTCACAGACAGAGGGGGTAGAAAATGGACTCTTGAAGCTTATGCAGAAATGCTCACGCGTACTATGCTAGTCAAGACAGCCAATGAGGGCGTTAAAAATCGACTAGGTCAAGCGGGATACGATCTTGTACAGGTGTCGTCACATTCTGCAAGTTGTAGTTTGTGCGGACCATGGGAGGGTAAAATCTTATCAATGAGTGCAAGAAGCAATGAATATGATTCAGTTGACAAAGCAGAGGCAAACGGACTCTTTCACCCAAATTGTAGGCATAGACTTTTACCATATCATCAGTCATTATTAGAAGTGTCAACAGTTTGGGATTCTGAAACGCAAACATATATCAAACTATGAACATCAATCTCGACAAACAGTTTTTGAAAAATTATAAACACGGCAAAATTATCGCTTCACTTTATAATTTCGAGGAGCGATGGTTTCCTGTTGGTTCACTCATTCAACCGATGAATTTAGATCGATCTGAACTTAAAAAGACAAAAGAGGACATAAACGAGAATCGCAGAGTTGACCCAATTGTCGCACTTGAGAACTTTGGTGTTGTCTCGGGATTCCATTTACTTGGTGCATATAAAGAATTAAAATTTGAGCGTATACCTGTTATTTATGGTAAATTAAAATGAACTTAAAATATATCGAAGCCAAAGCTAGAAAATACAAAGAACTCGATAAAAGATTGAGTCTTGATTTATGTCTTGCTGAAGCTACTCTTGAACAGATTATCATTGCACTTCATCACAGAGGCAGAATCCCTCAGAAAAACCTTATTGACAAAAGTTAACTATGATGACTATACTGAATTATTGACTTTTCAACGCGAGACACTAGCTCGTAAAAGTGAAATTTGAAAAGGGGGTGAATTATATGGCAGACAATCAAAACCAGAATCAGAATAATGACGGCAAAGGCGGAAATGCTAATGACGGCGCTGATTCCAAGGATAAAAAGAACGATCAAAATAGTAGCTCGCAGAACAATTCCAATAACAATGGAGATTCTAAAGGCGACATGATCCCAAAACATCGATTTGACGAAGTAAACACTGAACTTGAAAAATTCAGAGCTGAAAAGGCAGAAAGAGAAAGTAAGGATCGAGAAGCTCAGGAAAAGAAGTTGGTTGAGGAAAAGAAATGGGAGGAGCTTTCAACTAAACGCGAACAGGAATTGACATCAGAACGAACCAAATTATCTGAAGTCAAAACCCAAATGGCGGTTGAAAGAAGCGCAGGCAAAGCAGGAATAGTTGACACTGAGGCAGCGTTTAAGTTGATTGACAGGAGCAAAATCACTGTTGACAGCGAAGGCAATGTTCAAGGAGTTGACGAAGCCATTAAACAGCTTTTGACTGATAAGCCTTATCTAAAAGGATCGGGTACTGTTAGTACAATTGGTTCAGGAACGAATCCTGATAACGGACAGTCTGATAAAAAATTTGCAATGAGTTGGGTACGCAAACATTATGCAGATATGCCTTGGGGACGCGAAAAGCACCCAGACATGGGCTTTGGAGATTTGACAGGAATGGAAATTCTTGAAAAGATCGAAAAAGATAGACTGATCGATTACAATTCGTAAAACTAGATTGGGGGTGAATTTATAATATGGATCCAAAAGATACAATCAATACAACATTGATAAACAGCTTTATACCTGAAAAGGTGGCAGCAGTTGCGCTTAATAAACTTAGTTCATACATGAACTTAGGTAAAACCGTCTATAGGGATTTCGAAAACGAAGTTTCTGACAACGGAGATGTTATCAGAGTACCAAAATTTGGTAATTTGACAGCAAATGAAATGTCGCAAACTGGAGTCGTAACACTACAAAATCCAGCAGACGATGAAGTCTCAATAACACTTGATCAACACTGGGAGGTTTCTTTCTTAATAAGAGATATTGCGAAAGCGATGTCGAAACCAAAAGTTTTGGAGGGTTATGTTAAAAACGGAATGATCGCTTTGGCAGAAAAAATAGAGAACTCGATTGCGGGACTTTATACTGAAGCAGGAGATACCGTAACAGGCACATTCGGAAAAGATAAGGTTCGTGAAGCAAGGAAAAAGTTAGTGGACGCAAAAGTTCCACGACTTGCTCCAAAGTATTTGTATTTAGACAGCGATGGCTATGATACTTTACTTGCCGATACAACTATCGGTGACGCAGCCTCTTTTGGGAGTCGTTCCGCTTTAATTAGTGGAGATATACCTCAACTTTATGGTTTTGGTATTTTCGAGTCTCAAAATGTTAGCACTTCAGGATCACCAGCAACATACCACGGATTAGCTTATGTTGAGGAAGCCATGGCTCTTGTCATGCGTCCTCTTCCAAATCCTGGCAATGGACTTGGTGTCATGTCTACCGTAGTCACTGATGAAGAATCTGGACTTGGTATGCGTGTTTCTTATTCTTGGGACAAAGATCATCTAGGTGTTCAAGTTACGCTTGATACATTATTCGGTGTCGGAGTCTTAAGACCTGAATTGTTGATTGACATTCAACACACTTAATTTCGATTAAGTGAAGTCAAGTTTGGGGCGGTGGTTTGGCAGTGACCACCGCTCAAACTGTTTCTTGACAAGTTAATCAGAGTATACTAAAGTAAAAATGAATAGAATCATCGAATGACATACTTACTCAAAAATCCAAGTGGCATAATTGTTGAAGTTGACGAGCTTGATCAGTTCAAAAGATTACTCAGAAAGCCAGGGTTTGATTTGATATTAGATAACACAGAAGAAGCAAAACAATTTAGATTCAAAAAACAAGTTCAATCCCCTGAGAATAAAAAGAATCACACTCAGATTCAGTTCATTGCACCACCTGCACATTCTGACGGATATGGTCAATCAAGAGGCTTTATTGAAGAAGCTCTTTTGCTGTTTGGTATCAATTTAGATAAAAACTTCACAGGGCAGAAAATAGGCATTGCTTATGGCTACCCTGAAATGGTTGATATGCTCAAAACTCCGATAAAAGTTATATTCACAATGTTTGAAAGCACAAAAATTCCTCAAGAGTGGTATAAACATTTAGAGAAGTCAGATTTGATCATTGTGCCTTCAAGATTTTGTCAAGAAGTTTTCAAAAATGCTGGGTTTGAGAGTGTTGTTGTACCTCTTGGGTATGACGATAAAACATTCGTATATAAACAGAAAGACTATGAAAAAGAGCCTTTTGTTTTTCTTCATTATGACGCATTTAATCAGCGCAAGGGTTGGGATTTAGTATTCAAAGCATTCAATGAAGAATTCAGAAGTGAAAGCGCGAGACTAATTCTCAAAACAACAAAACTTGCAGGCTATCCTTTCCCTATTATGAAAAGTCAGTACCCTCAAATTGATGTTATAAAAGAACAATCAAAATCTGAAGAACTTGCTGATTTGTTACAGAATGCAGATTGTTTTGTGTTACCAAGTAGAGGCGAGGGCTTTGGAATTCCACCTCTTGAAGCTATTGCTACAGGTACACCGACAATAATTCCAAATGCTCATGGATTTTCTGAGTATTTTTCGAAAGAACATTTCTTTGAAGTTAGAATCAAAGAAAGTACCCCTGCTTTATATGAAAGATACAAAGGAGTTGATACAGGCACAATGTCAGAGCCTGATGTTGAAGATTTGAAGCGTCAAATGAGATTTGTATATGAACACAGATCATATGCTTTTGAAATGGCTGAGAAAAGCTCACAGTGGGTCAAAGAGAATTGGACATATAAACAAACAGCTCAGAGACTTGCTTCAATATTATCTGATCTCAATAGACAGAAAGCGATTGTTGAAGTGCAGAAAGCTGAGAAGGGTATATTCAAGCATTCAATCATTGTTTTGACATTCAACGCTTTGAAGTACACGAAAAAGTGTCTTGAATCTATACTCAAAAACACACCTGACAATTATGAACTCATATTTGTTGACAATGCTTCAACTGACGGCACAATCGAGTGGCTCAAAGAAGTTGAAAAAGAGAAAAAGGGATTCCCGATTAAATTTATTTATAACAAAGAAAATAAAGGTGTCGCGGGTGGTAGAAATCAAGCTTGCGAGATAGCAACAGGAGAATTCATTTCATTTATAGATAATGACACAGAAGTGCAGAAAGGTTGGCAAGATCAAATATTGGTCAGATTGTTAATTTCTTAAAGCCTGTTAAATTCAGCGAGCCAACAAAGACAGAGGGCAAAGCTTTTGTTGATGTCGTGCCAGGATTCTGCTTCACATTCAGGCGTGATTTATTAGGGATAATAGGAGAAAATTTCGAAGATTTCCCAAATGGCAAGTTTTGGCATGAAGATTTAGATTTCTGTATCAGAGCAACAATTGCAGGATTTAAGATCATGAGTGACGACAATATCAAGATTGTTCATCACGAGCATAAAAGTATGGGAGAAAATGTCGACAATACTCAGTCAGTTAATAAAGTCATGGGTTTTTATGAAAATGCAGCCTTTATTCAAGAGCGAATGATCAGTGACAATATTGTTTTGCTTCATCGTGATTGGGGCGGTTTTGACAATCCAAACTCATATGATCGAGTATGTACAACACTTTCAAAAGAACTTCGCAAATTGGGAATGGTAGCAATTAGAAAACCAAGTGTCACAACTGGCTGTGCTTCATTCACATTATGCAAAGGCTTTGACATTTTACATAATGGCAAAAGGTATATTTGGCTTCATCAAGAAAATGATCGCTGTCCTGAAGAATGGCGAAAAGACATGCAACATGTTGATTATGCTTTTTGTGCTTCTCCTCATTTAATTGAAGCATGCAAAGATGAACCTTATTTTGAAAAATTGATCAATGTCACACCTGACGGGATCGATTCGAGCATTTACAACATGCAAGTTAAGAAACTTGATAACTTTTATGATGACAAGTTCAAATTCTTGTTCGTAGGAGCTACTCAACCGCGCAAGAACAGTGAGAACTTGGTCAAGTGGTATGTTGATACATTTACAAAAAAAGATCGCGTCATTTTGATTATCAAGAGCTTTGGCTATGGTCAACACGCAGAGATGATGAAACTTTTGTCAGAAGTACAGAAAGACAAGAACGCGCCTGAGATTGCATATATTTATGAAGATTGGACAAGTGAATATCTAGCAAGAGTTTATCGCACAGTTGCAGAAAATGGTGTTTATATAAGCCCTCATCACGCTGAGTGTTTCGGACTGCCCCAAATCGAAGCTGTCGCTTGCGGTTGCAAGATAGGCACAACAGGTTGGGGCGGTGCGTCACACAATCTCAAAGGATTAAAAACAGTCACTCTTTTTGACTACAAAATGGGAGATTCGACATTTCATAATCACAAAGGCGAGCCATTCTATAAAAAAGGAGAAAATCCTCAATGGGCTGAGCCTGATGAAAAGCAAGTTGTGAAATTCATGATTGATTCAGTCAAGAGTGTTTATGACTTTGAAGAAGCAGAAAAAGCGAGTAAACTGATATTGAAGAAGTTTTCGTATCAAGCGAGAGCAAAAGAAATCAAAGAAGCACTATGCAAGAAATAAAAAATAAAATCTTTCACACTTTACTTGAGAACAGACACAAAAACTGTGCAGTGTTATGGAGTGGCGGTGCGCTGAGCGGTTTGGTTTGGTATTTGTCATACAAAGAGTTAGATATTAAACTGCCTGTATTCTTAATTGATGACGGCTCTTTTGCACCGAACTTTTATTCTTTCGTTATATCAACAAAGAGAAAATACAAAATTGATCTTCAAATTGTTCAAGTCGACACAAATAAAACACAAGAAAAAATGCTTGAGATTCAAAACGCATACGATGTCGTTTATACAGGCAAAGCTTGTGAATATGGAACTTGTATTGTGCCAGAGGGTCAAGAAACATGGAATCTGATTAAAATGTTAAGAATTCCCTATTTTAGATCAAAATAAAATGAAAGTTTATCAATTAAGAGAACCACTAATTTATAATTATTTGAATGCTGGATTTTTCAGCTTTATTTGCAGAGATAAAAATTTGATTGCTGAAATAACACCTCGCAAAGCAGTTTGTTTGAAAATCTTTTTCAAACCTCTTGTTGGAGATATAAACGATTACTACTGGGGAAATCCATTTCTTTCAACAAATGGAGAAACAGAACCAAGAAGTGAACAAAGTCTTTTGATTGACGCAGTGAGAATTCAGAATCTTTGTGCTTTTCACAATTTAGCGCCAAGAGTGTATTCAGTCATAGGCTTAAAGTGGCAAGGTAATATATACCCTGCATTCGTAGTTGATGATTTAGGCGAGTCAAATGACTTTGTCTCTTTTGAAGATCGTCACAAAATAATTGATCAAATCAAAGTTATAGGCGAAGAATATGGATTCACAATGCGCTTTGAAGATATAGGTCAATCGGGAAACTTTATGAAGGGAAAGTTTGTTGATTTTCAAAGCTTTGAGTTTTTACCTGAGTATCGCGACAAACTGATTGAAAGATACAAGAAAAATGCAGTATGGTCAGAAAACACATATCAAAGCGTGCCTGAATTGGGTATTGAGGGTTATCGAGACAATGAAAGACGGGTTGAACTCATGCAACTTGACACAATTGATTTATGGCAGAAAAATGTTGTTGATGTTGGCTGTTCGGGTGGTTTCTATTCAAGATATGCAGAGTCAAGAGGTGCAAAAAGAATATTAGGGCTTGATCTCCCTTCAGTCGCAAAATCAGCTTTTGAAATCAGCAACTATTTATGCGGTTTCAATATAGACTTTACAGGTAACGAAATCAAAAGAGATATTGATTATAAGTTTGGATTTGTACCTGATGTTATATTTTATTTGAGCGTTTATAGATATTTTGGATATGCACCATTTTTGAAGCAAGCCCAGACTGTAATATATGAGCATAATGGCGATGTCACAGAAGAACAAGCAATTGCAGAATTTTCAAAAGATTTTCCAAATCATGTTATTATTGGTAATACAGGCAAAACAACAGGAAGCAATGATGACAGAAAAACGATAATATTTACAAAATGACAGAATTAAAAAAATCAGCAAAAGTTCAAATTCTTGATATGAAAGAAGATAAGGGAATTTATTTATTCTCAATCAAAATCAAGGCTGGAATTCATACATTTACAAAGGCAGTAGGGCTTCAACCTGTCAAAGGTTTGATCACAGTTCAAGCTTTCAAAGATCATATTCGAGAGCTTATCAAAAAAGAACTTGAACATAGAAAAGCAATTGAACCAATTAAAAAACTCAAAGAAGATATATTTGTCGTTGAATATGACTAACTTTACAGCAAAAATATTGAGAATCGAGATCGATGAAGCAGGAATGATTGTCGTCGCTGTTGAAATAACAAATAAATTAGGTATATCTTGTCAGAAAGCATATAACTATTACACGACTCAGATCATAAGTTTTGATAATTTGAAGAAAAGAATTGCGACTGACATTGTTCAAGATTTAGAAATGTTTGAAAAACTGTCAGATATAGGCACACATGTCGGCGAAGAATTCGCAATAACATTATGATGTTGACATTACAATGTTGAAGTGGTTAAATTAAAAAAGAAGTACTTGACAAAGTCTTTTAGAAATATCAAAATAAATTAAATATGGCTGCAACTTACAACTGGGCACAATCACATGGAGCAACACCAACAGTCGTGGATTTGGGAGCTTCTGGCAATTTATTCAACTTCAAGGATATAGATGACGCAACGGCAGCAAATTATTCGTCAAATCCCGTAACAGCAGGTAATAATTCTTATGAAGTATGGATCAGGGCTCATTTCACAGATACATTTAATGTAATTGATAATCTTCAGTTCTGGATGTCCACAGACTTTTCACCTAACACTGGACTTGTTCTTAAATACAAAGCAAACAATGTTGGCGCACATGTTCCCGCAGTCAAGACGACTTCAACAGTTGCAACAGTTTCAATGCCAACTTCTGACCCAGCAACAGCCAATGTTTCAATTGGAGGTTCACTTTCAGGCACACTTGTGGCAGCAGGATATTCAGATTACATTGTCATTCAATTACAAACAACAGTATCGGCGGCTGCAGGTGACTCAAGCTTGGCAGTCTTTACTCTACAATACGACGAGCAATAAATATGATTATGGGAAAATTAAAAACAA